CTCTGACTGCTTTGCAATACAAGTATCGAGGAACCAAACCAATTTTAGATACTGTAAATCGATATGCCGGATATGTTTACCGAGTTTTCAATCATGCCAACATCAGCAATCCACATTACCAAAAACCACGAGATGAAACCGTCGTGCTGTTTCTACAAGGCAAAGCCGGCGTGGGTAAAACCAAGCTGGTATATCTTCTCAGCGTTGAGGCTTTAAAAGTCAAACACAAGATCAACGCAGACATGACATCACGAGAATTGGAGGATGCAATTGGATCGGAAGTTTACAGTCGATCAGCTCAGCAAGAGTTTTGGGATGGCTATCATGGCCAACTCGTTACTGTTGTCGATGACTTCGGTCAGCTGAAAGACAGTGCTACCAATCCAAACATTGAGTACGACGAATTGATAAGGATTTCAAATTCGTTTCCGTACGCTTTGCACATGGCTCGACTAGAAGAAAAAGCTTCAAGCTTCTTCAAGTCTTGCCTGTATATTGCAACCACCAATCTCACGGCACTAACACCGCCGTCATTAGTCTGCCACGAGGCTATTCATCGCAGAATTCGTTTCTCCTACAATGTGCAAATTAAGGCTGATTGCGTCACCCCCAGTGGCAAAATTAAGCCCGAAATTGCACAAGGTCCATTGCGTAAAGACATCTACGAATTTCGATATTGGGACCCCGCAACTGGTTTAGTCAGCGGAGACCCAATGAGTTTCGAAGAAGTTCGCGACGCATTGCGAAAAGAGCTCAAATTGAGAGAGCACAAAGGAAAATCAGAAATGAATTCTTGCATTGATTACGCCCGTGAAATTTTGGCACAAAGCCCCGAAGATGAGAAGTTGGCCGTAGAAGTTGCCATGGCTGAGCAAAAGGCGAAGATGGAGAAGACTCGAGCCAAAGCCAAGTACGTAGCCCGAGTCAAAGCCGACTACGAGAGAGCCGAAGCATTTGAAAAAGCCACTCGGCCACCCCCCGCCTCAGAGGTTCCACTCCCTGAGGATGCATTTCAAGTGAAGCCCGATGAAGACACGGACTATCACGTAACAGCAATTCGCAACATGAGCATCAAAAATGCGATTGCTTATCTTTCGAGCCAAGTTCTACCAAGAAGAATTGGTCATTACATCAATAGAGCTTTCCACAAATATGATCCACTCGAAGACATGTCACTCGACGTTAAGGCGCACGCAAAAGACATCAAGGAAACCAACACGTTCTGGAACAAAACGAAGAATTTGTTTAAGAAAATGTGGGCCCTGTGCACCATCAAGAACCTGCTCGGCATTTTGGCCGTGGTAGGCATTGGATATGTTGGCACAAAAGCCATCATAGAAAGACGTCGCTACAACAAGAACAAAGTAGCAGACTTTCCATCAACTGACATGGACAGAGAAATGTGGAAGACCGGCATTTACCGAGCCGAAACCGGAGAAGATGGCGGATCCTTCAAATACCGTCAATACTGGCCGGCATGGTACGGACAACAAAAGGTCTATGACACGGAAGCTCTAGACGATGAGGACGTGGAGTTCGAAGATGAAGACGTTGGAAAGATGCCAACGAAAAAGTGGCTACGCGAATTTGGCGTAAAAGAAGAAAACATCGAAGAGATGTATGAGGAATATGCTGAATTCAAGAAATTCAAGCAGGCATACCAATCGGGCAAAAGCAAAGGCGTCCATCCCAAGCGCTCACGAGCACCAGCAG